AAGTTACTCATGGCGGGAAATATAAAAGATGGCTATGTAATAGCTGTTATACTAAACGACAAGGAGATGCAAATGGCAGAAAATAAATTAGAACTGCAAGTAGGTGATATGAAATTATTTATTAACCGAAAAAAGACAAACGATAAACAGCCTGACTTTCAAGGCCAAGCTATGTTACCAGACGGAACTTTGGTCTACGCTAGTGCCTGGAAGAATACTGCTCAAAGTTCTGGACAAGACTGGTTCAAGATTAAATTCGGTGATCCTGTTCGAGATCAGCAAGATGCCCCACGGCCAACACAGAATAACGACCAAACGCATCAACCTGTGGCAGAATCCATCGAAACCATTTCGGACGATATTCCCTTTTAATGACCGAAATTAAAAATAAAAAACCAATACCTAAGCTGGCGGGTTACGGCGGTGTTCGTAATCTACAGCGCAGTATTGAGCGATCAGAAACTGTGGCTGCGAACCGCGAGGCCGTAGCCCATAGTTTAATCTGTATTGCAAACACAACACCTATGGATGTAATGAGTTGGGATAAAACTGGAGTTGAAATTAAAGATTCTAAAGATATACCACACCATGCAGCTCAGGCAATTAAACGCGTTAAATTTAATGACCAAGGCCAAGTGACCGACATTGAGTTTCATGATAAACCCCAGATATTAAGATTACTTGCGAAAGCAAGTGGTTTATTAGATAATCCAGAACAATCTGATAAACCATCTGTTATTGGTATTAATGTGAAAGCACCTGAGATTATTGACAATGACGAATGACAATGTAAATCAACCTAAACATTACACTCAAGGCAAAGTCGAGTGTATTGACGCTATTGAGTCTGCAACTTGCAGATTAGTTGGTATTATGGCTGTTTGTGTGGGTAATATTATTAAATATGTTTGGCGATTCGCACTTAAAAATGGCATCGAAGATTTAGACAAAGCGGATTATTATTTACAAAAACTACGTAAAAAAGCGAGGGAGCAAGATGGATATAAAAGCACAAATCGATCAATTACGTGATGAATTTGAAATGGCACGCTTAAATAATTCTAGGGTAATGGAAGTTATTGATGCGTTGTATCAAGAAAATCAAGAACTCAAGCGTATGATGACAATGAAATTTAAAGACATCGACGATGAGCAATAAAAAAGATCGAAGCCAAAAAGAATTACATGGCCCAGGCATTGACCTAGATTTTTCAACCAGCCCTGTTATTTATAAATTTTTACAGAGCAATGCGTTTGTAAGAGGTTTGCTTGGCCCTGTGGGGAGCGGCAAGTCTTACGCGTGCGCAGCTGAAATTATGATGCGCGCGGTAAGACAAAGACCGTCACCGCAAGATGGTATACGTTACACTCGTTTTGTTATTGTACGTAACTCTTATCCCGAACTTAAAACAACAACAATTAAAACTTGGCAAGAACTCTTTCCTGAGAATACGTTTGGGCCAATGCTTTGGACACCTCCTATTACGCATCACATTCGCCTCCCGTCCCGCGGTGATGCTGCGGGTATAGACTGTGAAGTAATATTCTTAGCATTGGATCAGCCAAAGGATGTAAGAAAACTTTTATCCTTAGAGCTGACTGGCGCATGGGTGAACGAGGCACGCGAATTGCCTAAAGCAGTTGTCGACGGACTCACCCATCGTGTCGGCCGTTACCCAACTAAAAAAGATGGTGGCCCAACATGGCATGGTGTTTGGATGGATACCAACCCTATGGATGATGATCATTGGTGGTTTAGAATAAGTCAAAAAGAACCCATACGCGGTAAATTTGCATGGGATTTTTTTCAACAACCAGGCGGAGTGACTGAAGTTAATGTTGATGATTTACCTGAAAATCCAGAAGCTAATGACCATATGTTTGCATCAGGGCGTTGGTGGCGACTCAATGAAAAAGCTGAAAATGTTAAAAATTTACCCGCGGGTTATTATCAGCAAATGCTTGGCGGCAAAAATTTAGATTGGATACGTTGTTATGCTGAAGGTAAATTTACTTATGTACAAGAAGGCAAACCTGTTTGGCCAGAATATGATGATCAATTAATGAGTTCACCTGAAGTTGAGTATGATCCTGGCGTACCATTACAAATTGGACTTGACTTTGGTTTAACACCAGCCGCTGCAATAGGACAACGCTTGCAAAATGGACGCTGGATTGTATTACACGAAATTGTTTCTGAAGACATGGGGCTCGAAAAATTTTCGCAACAGATGTTGGCAGAACTTAATGCTAGGTTTCCTAAAGCGCAACTGATGGTTTGGGGCGATCCCGCTGGAACACAACGCGATCAAGTTTATATGAAAACAGCGTTCGATCATTTACAAACAATAGGGTTACGCGCACAACCCGCAGCTTCAAATAATTTTCAAACAAGGCGCGAAGGTGGCGCTGCACCTATGCAAAGATTAATTTCTGGAAAACCAGGGTTAATTATACATACATCATGTAAAATGTTACGTAAATCATTAAGTGGTGGGTATCATTTTAAACGTATTAGTATGGGTTCTGGACAAGAACGATTTAGAGATACGCCTAATAAAAATGAATTTTCACACATTGGTGACGCATTTGGCTATTTGATGTTAGGCGGTGGCGAACATAAGCGCATGACTCGTTCTGCATTATCTTTACCCACAACCATAGGGCAGACACTTGTCAACACGGACTTCGATGTATTTGCTTGACCAAACAGTTATTGATTTTTGTATGCCAAAAAGTAAGTTTTTAAGGTTTAAAAATTTTGAACCTAAAGATTTAGAGGGGTTTAAAGGGTTATATGACTATGAGCTTTCGAACATGTCGATTAAAGATAGAAAACAGTATTTTATCAATCAGTCTCAACTTGGCCCTACTATTAGTGCAATCTATGATAATCATACTTTCGGCGTTTATGGTGCTGTTCATTTGTGGAGAGGCGTTGCTGAAGCGTGGTCTATCTTTGATGAAGACCTTAGACGATATAAAATAGCTATGTGTAAAGGCGCTCTTGGTTTTTTTGATATGTTATTTATATCTTATGACTTGCATAGAGTGCAAATAACTGTTAAAAAAGATGATAAGAGGGCTATTGCTTGGGCAGTATATCTTGGGTTTAAACCTGAAGGCTTGATGAGAGCATATAGTGAACATAAAGAAGATACATTTATGATGGGAATGACACGATGGGAAAATTAGTTGGAAGTTTGTTAGGTATTAAGCCTCCTGATACTTCTGCGCAAGAAGCGCAAATTGCAGAACAGCGTCGACAAGTAGAAGAAGATCGAGCTATTGCACAAGCAGAGACACGTGATGAAGCCGAAAAACGTGCAGCAAGATTAGCCGCTCGCATGAAAGGTGGCAGACGTATGTTGCTTGCAGAGCGTGATGATGCAGAAAAAGGAGTTAAATCAACAACATTAGGAGGTACACCATAATGGGTAAAAAAGTAAGCAAGGTGATAAGCAAAGTGGTTAAGCCTAAAAAGTCAACACCAGCACCAGCACCAGCAGCAGAGCCTGCGGTAAAAATGGCAGCTACATCAAGTCAAGAAAAAAAAGATATTTATGATTCAGCAACTCGGCGTGTTCGTCGTGGTCGTGCTATGGGTTATCGCAGATTAATGACAGATCGAAGTACCTTAGGGGGCGAAGGCTCTAAATTGGGTTAATAAGGATGGTCGATTGGCATGAAATATATTTTGGCCCTGTTAATCTTTATACTGTTCATAGGACTCAATATGGCACAAGAACCTAAAAAAATTCCAGATACTATTAAAGGTATGGCGGAAGTTTATAAATTTGTAGAAAAGAATTTAGGCTTAAATAAAGAGCAATGGGATATGTATCGCAATTCGATTGCTTTTAAAGAAAGCCAAAGCAATGTATGGGAAACAGAATATAAAGATTATGCTTACACTTATAATGAAATTGGTGGTTCTAAAAATCATTATGATGGTCGTTATCAAATGGGAAAAGCTGCAAAATTAGATGGCGCAAGACTTTTCAAATTAAAAGATGTTGGTCATACAGATGCAGATCGTCTAGCTTTTAGAAATGATCCATTACTTCAAGAAAAATTATTTGCGGGTTATACCGTAGCTAATCATGGGTATATAAGTAAAGATGACAGTAAATATAAATATACTGCTGACTTTTATAATGCTTTGCCAGGCATGAGACAAAAGTTAGGATTTTTAGCGTATGCACATAATCAAGGTCAAGGGCCAGCTAAAAACTGGATAATGCGCGGAACTGAATCAAGAGACGGTTTTGGCACAGACGGCAAAGTTTATTACAATAATTGGAAAGCCCATAACGCAGAGCATGGTGCTGGTTTATGGAAAGGTTATAAACCCATAGATGTAGATAAAGGAACAACTAAAGTTATTACGGAAAAAATTTACGAAGGTGAAGACAAAGATGGCGTAACACAACGGGATAAAGTAAAAGAAACACATAGATTAAGAAATGAGGATGGGAGAGATATATGAGCGAAGTATGGGAAAAAAAAAGACCAAAAAACCTGGGAAAACCAAAAAAACTTACATCAGCTCAAAAACGTAATGCTATGAGAGCTGCTGCTAAGGCGGGTAGGCCTTATCCTAATTTAATTGATAATATGAACGCTGCTAAATAAAGAAAAAATAAATGGAATTATACAAAGGCGCATATCCAACTCGAGATATTGAGCGAGTCAGGCTAATTGAAGGTCAGGCTTTCTCAATAGGACATGCACATGATTTTGCAAGTCCATTAGCTAATGGGGCTAGTATTGATATTGCGGTTGCATTTCCACAAGGAATAAATCCTATATTTAGTATTAAAGGATTGTCTGATGGTGATGCAGTAGGTTATCTGTATGAAGGTGCTAGTGTAACAGGCGGTACAGCAATGACTATTATTAATAAAAATAGAGCTAGCACAATTACGAGTAAAGGTGTAGCAGTGCTGAACCCAACAGTCACCTCTTTAGGCACACCTATATTACAAGAAATATTGTTAGGTGGTATTGGGAAAAAAGGTGGTGGCGATGATACAGGAAATGGAAATATTATACTGAAAGGATTAACATCTTATTTATTTAGATTAACTAATCAAGATCAGAATAATAACCCGCATGCTGCTGAAATTATATTAAGTTGGACTGAATAATGGTCGCTAAAAAATATCAAAATCCAGAAGGAGGCTTGAATGAAGCTGGGCGAAAATATTTCAAAAGAACAGAAGGAGCGAATCTTAAAGCTCCCCAAAAAACTGGCACTGATGGTCGCCGCGTATCTTTTGCTGCTCGTTTTTCTGGCATGGGCGGCCCATTAAAAGACAGTAAAGGAAGACCAACAAGGTTAAAAAGAGCATTAACAGCTTGGGGGTTTAGTAATAAATCAAATGCTCGAGCTTTTGCAAACAGACATAAACAGACATAAAAAGGCATAACTATGGCAACTATAATGAGATTAACAGCTGAAGAAGTTTTAGCAAGACAAGAGCTTGCGCAGCGAAAAAAAGAAGATTTTAGAAATCTTTATGAAGATTGTTATGAATACGCGTTGCCACAGCGTAATCTTTACGATGGATATTGGGAAGGTGGGGTTGGTGGTCAAAAGAAAATGAAGAGAGTATTTGACTCAACAGCTATCAATTCAACGCAACGCTTTGCTAATCGTATGCAATCTGGCATTTTTCCTCCACAACGTAATTGGTGTCGTTTAGAACCAGGTTCAGACATACCTAAAAATAGACATGCAGAAGCACAAGCAGCTCTTGATATGTATTCTGAGCGCATGTTTTCAAGTTTAAAACAATCTAACTTTGACATTGCTATTGGTGAATTTTTACTTGAGCTTTGTGTAGGCACAGCTGTCATGATGGTTCAACCAGGTGATGATATTAATCCTATTAATTTTATTCCTGTACCCTCTTATTTGGTATCATTCGAAGAAGGCTCAGACGGACAAGTTGATAATGTTTATCGGCGCATGAGAATAAAAGCTGAAAGTATTGAACGTCAATGGCCTGATGCTAAAATTCCATCTGAATTAGCTGAAGCGATTAAAAACAAACCGACAGAAGATCATGAACTAATTGAAGCAACAGTTCTTGATGTTAAGCGCGGCGATTATTGTTATCACGTTATTCACAAAAAATCTAAAGCTGAGATTGTTTATAGACGAACAGAAGTTAGTCCTTGGGTAGTGTCACGTTATTCCAAAGTTGCTGGAGAAGTCTATGGTCGAGGCCCGCTTATTACTGCTTTACCAGATATTAAAACACTTAACAAAACAATAGAATTGCAACTTAAAAACGCATCACTTAATATTGCTGGAATTTATACCGCAGCTGATGATGGCGTATTAAATCCAAACACAGTAAAGATTATACCAGGCGCAATTATTCCAGTAGCACGTAATGGTGGCCCACAAGGCGAATCACTTAAACCATTAGCAAGATCAGGTGATTTTAATTTATCACAAATTGTTATTAATGATTTACGTCAAAACATCAAACGTATTTTATTAGATGAATCATTGCCCCCAGATAATATGTCAGCGCGTTCTGCAACAGAAGTTGTAGAAAGAATGAAAGAATTATCACAAAATTTAGGATCAGCATTTGGTCGACTAATTAATGAAACAATGATTCCTGTTGTTACTAAAATGCTTCAAGTATTAGATAAAAAAGGCATGATTAATTTGCCTTTAAAAATTAACGGTCTTGAAGTAAAAATTGCCCCAGTTGCACCATTAGCGCAAGCGCAAGCAATGGAAGATGTTGAAAGCGTATTAAAATTTGCACAAATCGCACAAGCAATGGGCCAAGCGGGGCAAATGGCAATTAAACAAGATGAGATGATTGACTATATTGCAGAAAAACTTAATGTTCCTCAACGCATTTTAAACTCACCTGTTGAACGCGCAATGATGCAACAACAAGCAATGATGATGGCGCAACAAGCAGCACAAGAAGCGCCAGAAGAAGCTGCTCAAGTTGCTGGAGCTATGGCTGAACAAGCGGTAACAGAACAAGCAGCACAAGGAGAATAAAGTATGGCTGGATGGGATGATTTAGAACAAGAATTACCTGTTGAAAATAATAATGTAGATCAAAAGCGTGACGATACTAATCGTTTATGCCTTAGAGTATTAGGTACAGAAGATGGAGAAAAACTTATGGAATGGTTACGCCAAACCATAGTTGAGCAACCTGTTGCTTTGCCAGGAAGCGATCCTAGTTATGCGTATTATCGTGAAGGACAAAACAGTATAATTAAGGATTTAGAAGCAAGGCTAATAAAAGCAAGGAATTTATAATGGTCGATGAAACAATCGAGCCTAGCGCTCAAGAAAAGTTATCTTCTGAAGCTGGACTACTCGATACTGCAACTGAAGTAGCACCCGAGGAAGACCAGCAACCAACAGAAATAAATCATTTAGAAGAACCTAAACCCGAAAAAAAAGACAGGCCAGAGTGGTGGCCCGAAAATTTTTGGAAAGCAGATGAAGAAGATCCTTACGATAGAGAAGGTATTGTAAAGTCTTACAATCATTACAAGAAATTAGTATCACAAGGAAAGCATAAAGCACCAGAAGATGGTGTGTATGATGCTTCTGTGTTTGGTTCTGTTCCTGAAGATGATGCCGCAAGAAATCATGTAATAAATTGGGCTAAAGAGTACGGTGTTAGCCAAGCAGCACTAGACGGACTTGTACAGCCAATTTTAGAATTATCTGGCGAACAAGAAGAAACCGTTGAGGTTAGTGTTGCTGAAGAAAGAAAATTACTTGGCCCAAATGCAGATGCACGAATTAATAGCATGCGCCAATGGGCAGATGGTTTAGCACAAAAAGGATTGCTTAATAAAGAAGAACGTGATGAATTTAATATTATGGCTGGCACAGCACGTGGCATAGCTATCTTTGAAAAAATACGTTCATTTTCAGAGCCTAATATTCCTATTAATCCTACAATCCAAGGTGATCCTATTAGCGATGCAGAGCTTGATGCTATGGTTGCTGATGAACGCTATCAAACAGATGCAGCTTTTCGAGCTACGGTTCAAAAGCGATTTGAGGAAAGATATAACTAAAATATTGCATAAGGCCTTGTTCTGTGGTAAAAAAAGAGCAAGGTCTATTGCTTTGCAACCCTTTAATACAAGTAACCTTGTCGATCGGCTATCGTAAAAGGCAAGTCATGGCCCAGAGTTCTGGCATACCATAGCGATTAATACATTTTTTTATTAATTTCTACAAGGAGATCAAAATGGCAATTCCTTTAAGTAATGCCTTTGTTCAACTCTTTGATCGTGAAGTCAAACAGGCCTATCAAGCGAAAGCTCAATTAGTAGGTGCAACACGTATGCGACGAAACGTCGAGGGTGAAGTAGTAAAATTTCCAAAAGTAGGTAAAGGCTCTGCAACATTAAGAGTGCCACAAACTGACGTTACTCCGTTGAATGTAAATTTCAGCCAAGTTAGCGTTACCCTACAAGATTGGAACGCCGCAGAATACAGCGACATCTTTATGCAACAGAAAGTTAATTTTGATGAAAAGAATGAGTTAGTTCAAGTTTTAGCTAACGCAATCGGTCGTCGTCAAGATCAACTTATTCTTGATGCATTAACAGCTTCAGGCACATCATTGACCGTTTCTAACGACATTGGTGGTACTGATACAAACTTAAACGTAGCAAAACTACGTGAAGCTAAAAAACTCATGGATAAAAATAACGTTCCTCCACAGGATCGTCATATGATTATTCATGCTAATTCATTAGCTTCATTGCTTTCAGAAACATCAGTAACATCATCTGACTTTAACACAGTTAAAGCTCTTGTAAATGGTGAAATTGACACCTACTTAGGTTTTAAATTTCATACATTAGGTGATCGTTCAGAAGGTGGTTTAGCAATTGACGGTTCTCTTGATAGAACTCTTTTTGCTTTCCACAAACAAGCTGTTGGTTATGCTGAAGGCCTAGCTCCTCGTACAGAGATCAACTATGTTGCAGAGAAAACTTCACACTTAGTGAACACTATTCTTTCTGCAAACGCAGTTGCTATTGATGACGAGGGTATCGTTAAACTCACATGTCGTGAATCTTAAGATAAGGAGATATTAAATGGCTTATACTAAAGACAACCTACAACCTATCGGTGGTCAGTCTAAGGCTGGTAATGCTCCTCAGATGTGGAGTTATACAGCACCAGACGCAGATGCAATAGCTGATATTAATACATCTGGTTATTTCAATGGCGCTTCTACTGTATTAAAAGTAGGTGACTTAATTCATGTATGGGATGCTTCTGTTCCTACATCAACATTAGTTACTGTACTTTCTAATGCAAGTGGCGTTGTTGACGTTTCTGATGGTACAGCACTATCAGTAGCTGACGCAGACTAAGTAGTAAAAATGCAGATGACGGGGGTGTATGCTCCCGTCTATTTGCACATTTGGAGATTATAAATGGCAACGGGTGATACCGATATTAAAGTATGTTCTGATGCGCTACTTATGTTAGGCGCAAGTCCAATTTCATCTTTTACAGAAGGCACAGACGAAGCAAATATTTGTGATCGACTTTATCCAGACATTAAAATTAAAACATTGGCCAGTTATCCCTGGTCTTTTTCATTTAAAAAAACGCAATGCGCAAGGCTAATTACAACGCCTACTAACGAATACAAATATGAGTATCAAATGCCATCAGACATGATTGGCTTACCTAGGGCGGTTTATGATACTGAAACAACTTATGCAGTTCCTAGACGTGCATACACAATTCAAGGCAGAAAGATATTAACGAATTATGAAAAAATTTATGTAGATTACCAGTACGCTGTTACAGAAAACGAAATGCCACATTATTTTGTGCAACTTTTAAAATATCAAATGGTATGGCATTTGGCCTTACCTATTACTGAACAATTAGAAAAATCAGATTATTGGCGACAAGTAACACAAGGTATGCCGTCAGAAAATGGTCGTGGCGGTTATATGAGAACAGCCATGTCTATTGACGGACAAGGTAAACCTATAAATGCTATACAGGAATTTCCTCTTATTGATGTGAGGTATTAATGGCCCGATTTGTAAATATACAATCAAACTTTACAACGGGTGAACTTGATCCTCTTATTCGCGCTCGCGTTGATTTAAAATCTTACAATAACGCATTAGAAACAGCCAAAAATGTTATTATTCAACCACAAGGTGGTGTTAAAAGACGGCCTGGCACACAATTTTTGTTTGAATTAGGCGGCACGCCAGAAAACGGTATTCGTTTTGTTCATTTTGAATTTTCTGTTGATGACAGTTACATGCTTATTTTTACAACAAATCGCATGTATGTTATTAAAAACAGAACATTAATTACAAACATTAACGCCTCTGGAAATAATTATTTAGATACTTCAGGAAATAATTTAACAGGCGCTAATATTAAAGAAATGTGCTGGACACAATCCGCAGATACACTTATTTTAACTCATAAAGAATTTGCTCCTGTTGAAATTGTCCGCGGCGTAACCGATGCTGACTGGACAATATCCCCTCTTACGTTTGACTCAATTCCAAAATATGCTTTTACACCAGCATATAGCAATCCAGCTGGAACATTAACGCCCAGCGCAGTGACAGGAAATGTTACTTTAACTGCATCATCTGGTGTATTTAATAGTGGCCATGTTGGTCAGTATATTAATGTATCGCCACAAGGCCGTGCAAAGATTATTAAATTTAATAGTACAACAGTTGTTGAGGCTGTTACAGAATATCCATTTTTTAATACAACAGCTATTGCAAACGGTAGTTGGGAACTAGAAACTGGCTACGAAAATGTATGGTCTGTTTCGCGCGGATGGCCAAGAACAACTACATTTCACCAAGGTCGTTTATTTTTTGGAGGCTCTAAGGCTAGGCCATCAACAGTATGGGGTTCTAAAGTAGGGTTATTTTTTGATTTTGAAGGTGATGAAGGGTTAGAGGATGACGCGGTTGAAGCTACATTAGATACTAATACTTTTAATGCTATTACAGACATTCAATCTGGACGTGATTTACAACTCTTTACAACAGGGGGTGAGTTCTATGTTCCGCAAGAAGGTTTAAATCCTATTACGCCAGCAGATTTTTTCTTTAACAGCTCATCAGCTAACGGATCACGCGAAGGCATACGTGTTAAAAAATTAGAATCAGGCATGTTGTTTGTGCAAAGACAAGGCAAAACTATTAATGAGATTGCTTATTCTGATGTTCAACTGACATATATGACAACTAAAATTTCATTGCTTGCTGGGCATTTACTAAAAAATCCAAAATCAATTGATTTACGCAAAGCTGTTGCAACTGACGAAAATGACTTGTTATTTATTATTAACGAAGATGACGGCACAATGGCTGTTTTTTCTTTGCTTAAAGCGCAAGACGTTATAGCAGCTAGTCAATTTACAACGACAGGTGATTTTATTGATGTTGGTGTAGATATTACAGATATTTATGTTGCAACTAAACGAGATGATAATGGTGTAGATAAATATTATTTAGAAGTGTTTGATGACAATACTTTTACAGATTGTGCAAAACAAGGCGGCGCAGTAGCTAGTTTAGATATGTCACATATTGATGGTGCGACTGTTAATGTTATTTCTGACGGTTATGTTGAATTAAATCAAACAGCAGACAATACTGTTACTTTTGTTAATACACCTACAACATCTTGCGAGGTAGGATTGCCTATTGATGTTCAAATTGTCACGATGCCAGTTGATTTAGCTGTTGCATCTGGAACGCGACTTGGCTTCAGAAAACGTATTGCTCAGGTAAATGCCTTGCTATATAAGACACAGAATATTAAAATTAATAACAATTTAGTGCCAATACGATCATTAGGGGCTGGAGCATTGGGATCGCCAGTTCCAGAATTTACTGGCACTAAAAAATTGTATGGTATTTTAGGATATAGCAACGAAGGTAAAATTACAGTTAC